ATAGGGTTCAATACGACATATTTTGGAAGTGTCGGTGGAATAGGCACACTGAAAGACAGAATGGAATCTAATAATATAAATACGCATTTATTACTCGAAAAATACGACTGTGGTCGATTGAAAATACGAAAAACTGGACTTTGTGAGTTTGTTTTTAAACCAATCAAAGCATATAAAATCGATACTGGAATTCAAATACTGGAGCAAATACACCCAGAAGAGTTTTCGATATTATATGAAATGCTGGAATCGATTTCTTTGCCATTTGTTGCGGGAAAGAAATTGCGTAGAGGATTTGCAGAGCATCGAAGCACTGGTTTTGGAATAATTCGACAACGACTTACAAACAAATTAGAATTATCATATTACAGCAAACGATACCCTGAAATACACGCGGAAATGCAAAGAATTGGGGATTTATATTGTCCGTTTAAATACACCTCGATTCATACAAATAAAAACGTTGTTTGTCCGCCACATAGAGACGGCGCTAATAAAGGTAGGTCAATGTTAGTGTCATTCGGTGAATATTCTGGCTGCAATATCGTAGTTGAAGGTACAAAATTAAATGCAGATTGTCAGCCTGTTGTATTTAACGGCGCCGATTTAGAGCACTGGAATACAGACAATCTTGTGGGTACAAAATATTCGCTTGTATTTTACAATGCGGGTATCGACGAAAAGAATATTGTTTGATTTCTATTTTAGTGGTTTTAGGACATAGTAGTGCCTAATTAGTGCTATTTTTTGATTTTTTGGAAACTAAAAAATACTTCAAATAAAAATATAATCATATTATATGATTTCGAATGACGATTTAATCAAAATTGCAAAGAAAGAGAAGATACCTTTAAACGACGTCTTTTTCAAAGATTTTCCAAGCAAAGTTATACAAAATGGGGGTTATATTATTAATTTACAAGATGGAATGCTTGGACAAGGTGGGTCGCATTATGTAGCATTATATGTCCCCACTAAAATAAAACAATTGGCGTATATGGATTCATTCGGTTTCCCGCCAAGTCAATCGACAATTAATTGGATAAAGAAATCGAAATATAAATCGTATCCTGTGTGCTGGAACAACAAAGTTATCCAAAATGTCGACAGCGGGGGGTGCGGAATATATTCGCTATATTTTATCGATTTTTGCAGCAAACATCGAGACAGCGTTTTGATGTCGGATTTGATACAAAAATACGCAGACCTGTTTGAAGACGATAGTGAAAAAAACCTGACAATTCTAAAGAAACACGCCAAGTATTATATGAACAGTAAGGCTTAACGACGGTCTTTCTTGGCGTCTTAAATAACGACGGTCTTTTTGAATATATATATATATATATATAAGTTAAAAGGACTTAAAGACTATCTGTTATATATATATATAAGTAAAAATGGGAGTCTTATTCGAAACAACAAACACGGTTCAACCCACAGTTCAAGCCCCGCTGGGTGGAATCGTGATGATACCTATGCAAAACGAAGCCGACGGACTTTGGAATCGGATTCAAGCCGAAGTCAATCAAGAATCCGCTCGAATTCGAATGGAAGTCATTTTGTCTGGTATGCGAGGCAGAATTCAAGAGATGGTGGCAAATACGAATTGGGATGACGACTCGGACGACGAACCCGCGTCCCAATGGGGGTCTGATAACGAAGACGATTAATGGGATTCAATCGAATATATATACGAAAAACGGAATAATTATCTCAAAATATCGATTAATATTGGGATAATTGATAATATTATCAATAATATCGCTTTTCATCTTAATTAGAATATTTTAATATCTCTTTCTATTGCATTATTAGATAAATTTATCGATTATCTCATTTTTCATATGAAATTTCATTTAAATACTTATATATATCGGTGATATATATAAGAAAATCACTATTTTTCGGTTAAATTCTTCAATTTGAGAATGCTTACCATCAATGTATTCAAAATCGCCACTTTTCTTTCGCGTAATTTCGTTTCTTTCGTATCGTCGTCTTTATTTGATTTCATTTCGTTCAATAACGCCGAATGTGCAGTGCTAAAATCATCGTATGTCTGCATTAATTTCTGTATATTTAATCTATCCATATACATACAGTTTGATTTTATTTCTTTAGTTTTTTTAAATATAATTCGTATTTCTTAAATGAAAGCAACGGCGCATACTTCTCTTTCGATAATGGTTTCAACTGTTTAACTATTTTATTATATTCGGCTTTAATCAGTTTGGCTGAATTCTTGCGTGTTAGTTCATTATAATATTTATCTGCTAAATTATTTAATGTGTTTTCTAAAGATTGTTGATTTTCGATAAATTCCAACGTTATTCCCTGTCCAACCAATCCGTCTAATTTATCAAGCCGTTCAATATCGTGGCTTTCAAATGGGTTGTATGTATCGGCTTTTATGGTTATTTCTTTACTATTTTTTTTCTGAAATGGATTCATACCAGAAACAACGTCTGTATCAGTTCGAATATCATATTGATTTTCGGCTTTCGAATTGCTAAATGGTCTTGTGGCTTTATTCAATGTGATTATTTCGTTTGTATCTTTACCTAATAACTCGGCTTGCAACCCAGCCTGTGAATGCCCAATAGTTGATATATTTTTAGCGCCGTATTTTGATTCGGCTTCCTTTTGAACTTTTTCGGCATCTTTGAATCGTTTTGTTTTTTTATACGCGTAAGTCCCGCCTACAGCATACACTGCGTTATTAAACCAATCGGCTGCACCACTTGTCCCTTTATGTGCAACGACGGCTTTATCTTTATCATAATACACTTTTGAATTTGCAGTTGATAAATCTTTATCTAATAACCAATTACCGACTTGTTCGCGTCCGTCATACGCACCTTGTAATAAACCAGTTAAATCTGGAACTGATAATTTGCCGCCTTTGATATGGTTTGTAATTAATTCAATAATTTTGTCTATGTGGGGCTTTAATAAATCATTCAATCCATTTCCCATCATCGATTGTTCTTGTTTGTCCATATATAATATTATAAAGATTTTCTTTTTGTAGTTTTTATCTATTTTTTGATATACTCAAGGTGTTCTTTAAGGCTATGCCCCATAGCAGTGGCTTCTTCTTGCAAGTCAGTGAGGTCGGGCAAATCTTTATATTTTTCACTCAAAAAAGAATGCCGTAGGATATTGATTGACGCTTTCTTTCCAAAAACTGCATTCAATCGCTGTGTCATTTTTGTGGGGGTTAGTTTACCACCATTTGAATCGATTAATAAATAATCGTTTTGTGGATATACCCTTTGTATCAATTTCAACCAAGTCGTGAGTATTTTCTTTAAAATTTGCGGTATTATTACTTCCTGTTCATTGAGAAACCGCTGCGTCTTGTAAACATTGAAATAGAACTTCCACTGCTTTTTACCCATTTCGAGGAAGTTATCTTTGTCTTTATCAAAATCTTTGAATTTCATTTCAGTCCAATCAAGGCTTCGGCGAATTGCAATATGCTTCCCAGATACAAGCGATAAAATAATGTAGGATTGAATCTTTTGTATGTCTTGTGTAGTTGGGTTTTTCAATTTATATAATTGTTTTGTTTCAGATTCTAAAGATTTGTAAATATTTGTTAATTCGTCTTGTTCCACCCAGTTTTCAGTTTGCTTTTCCGTTTTGTTTTGCAACTTTTGTTTCGCGTTATATGCCTGCCCATCCGAATTCATTAATTCCTTATATTCGTCTATGGTTGGACATAAAACTACTAAAGCGCTTAAATAAGTCTTTCTTTTTGAACCGTCCATATCTTTGAGGAAATTTAGGAATTTTTTGCATTCTTTGAATTTAGATAATTCAAGTGGCTTATCTGGGAAAACCTTTTTATACAAATTCGATAAAATAGAGTTGTAAGTCTTTAGCGAACTATCACTTAAAGTTGGTCGATTTTCTTTTAGCAAGTCTTTGATTGGGAATTTAGACATATAGTATGTTTATACAATAATTTCTTTGAATTTATAATGTTTTGCAATTATATATGACAACTGTTTCGTTAAAAGATTTAGGAATGACGTCCCAGACTGATGAAACCTATAAAACTATTAGTGATATTGTCGACAGTATGGACGAGTTAGATAAGGCAAGATTACAGTATTATATTACCACTCAAATTATAAAAAGCGAAATGAAAATGCATCCCCTTGCAATTATCTCATTGATGGAAACACTTCAAAATACAGAAATATTATGTGCTAAACTAAAGAAATCATTAGGCGACACCGTAATCAATGGTATTACGTGCAAGAAGTGCGGCGTGGTTATGCAAGCAATGACGATTTTACACCATATCAGCGGTATTAATTCTAAATGCCCCCACGACGAGGTTGAAGTAGAAATCATCAAAAGTATTTAAGTAATATATATAAGAGTCTTTTTATATATATTTATTCAATTTAAGCCACTCGCTTACCACTGTAAGTATCAATAGTAATTTCCTTTTCAAAAACGCAGAAGACATATAAATCGACTGGCACTTGGGTCAAACACGTACCCGCAATTTGAACACTCTTGGGTGTTCTGTCGTCCTCGGGCAGTCGTCTGCCAACGTTAGCAACAAGGTAGCCATAATTTTGGTAAAAAGCAGTTTGAGAAATCAAACCCGAAGTCAAGCCGTCAGTTAGGCCACCATTAATTGAGCCAACGCCGTACAATTCGTTTTGGAACATTTCATAACCATATTGCTCGTTATTTGCGAAAATATTAACACCAGATATTTGAAAATTGAGATTGTTGAACCACATAAGAGGTGAGCAAGTTGCAGGTTCGGAACAGAAAGGCGAAACCAGAGTTGAGAAAGTAGCGCCTTGAACAACTGGCGCGCCACTTCCGTTATAAGTGGAACTAATGAGCGGAACAATGACAATTTCTTTCAAACCTGAAATGCCGTTGGAAACAAGGAAATTGAAAGATTGCTGCACATTCAAAAATTGGTATTGGAATATATCTCTATATTTAATAGTCTTGGTGCGCTGCATCAAATACTGCTCTTCGCGCATAGGATTCATTGTGTATAAATCAATATACAAACGGCAAGACGACAACATATTGTTTTTAGCAATGGAAGAAGGGCAGTTGGGGTCAAGACTTGTTAAAACTGAACAACTGACAGTAAATGCAACGTCAGTAGTTCCAGCCTCAGCAATGATAGCAGCGGCTAACGCAGCGAATCCATTATCAGTCGCACCAGATGCAATCATAATAGGACTGGTATTTCCACCAAAAACAGTTGCATTCTGTGGCGCAAGAGATAACGCACCGTCAGTTCCATCGCACACAATAGTTGTGCGAGATTGATTCAAGTTAATATATAATTTAACATAAGCATTGCGAACCAATGGCATTTGTGCAAAGAAATCCGCCATATCCTTCAATCGAATTGTCGCTAAAATATACCACGCTTGTCCAAAGTATCCATTGGTTGCAGTTGCTGGTTTAACGGTAAATGATTTGGCAAAAACAGCCGCAACGTTATACCAATTTGCACCAAGAAGAGTATCAACACCTACTTGACCAGCAGTGAAAACAACGTCTAATTGTCGTTTGAAAAAACCAATATTGCCAGACATTCCACTAAAATCGGTATCAACTGCCATTGCAATTATGTTGTTATAGTTATTAATTGAACCTTGTCCAGACCGTCCTGGCAAAGTATCATATTCCCACGACTGGGCACTGTCATTGAAAAAACCGATTTGACTTCCAATGGTGACCACATCATCCACTGATAGAGTGGTGTTTAATTTATAACTGATATACATATTGGTGAGGTTAGAAATCTGAACCACAGATGAGTTGTTATATTCAACGTTAATGGATGAAATCAACTGGTGGAAGCCATTCTTTATCCCAACTGCAAAATCAGATGGAACTACTGAAAAATCAAAAACAGAAGACATTGTCAAAATCATTGGAACAACAATGGTTGCGTTTTTGAAATCAGCCCATTTTCCAGCATTGGAAACACTGGCGCAATCCATTATAATTGTGTTATTGGTATACGAACCGTTATTTTGGTCAATAATATATACGTTTTCTCGACGAGTGAATGGTTCACCGTCTTGTTCAACCGAATTCGAAACCTCGTAAAGTAGTTGGTCAGCCATATAATATACGTTAAGATATAAATCTTTAGAATTTCGAATTTTAAAGATTCCTAAAAAGAAACAGATACGTTCTTCTTTTTCGGCAATTTACCTTGGACTGAACGAAGAGATAGATTTTGCAATTTGTCTAAAAGACCCATATTGGGCGATTTCACACCGAATCCGTTGCCTTGAATATCTGATACGCCTAAACCATCCTCTAAAAGTAAGACGCCTCGCCCTCGCGAAGTTAGCCCTAAAGGTTTTGCCATTCCAAAATGCGTTATGCTAATTGGCAAAATTGCTCTTTTTTGAGTTGAAATACCACTACCCACTGGTCGAATTGAACGGTTTCTTGCACCAATTACGAAATGACGGTCTGCTCGCATTATAATGTATATATAGATATTTATTGGTTGATTCCTCTATCTTTGATTGTTAGCAAAATTGTCATTTGGGGGTCAAGCAATTGAATCGGCAACCCATTTTGGTCTTGTATTTCAACAATAAATTCATTGTATGTTCCATTCGTAATTCGATTGTATGTGAATTCAGGCGGCGTAATCAAAATCTGCTGACCGAAATCGGTATTGGGAATTCCGAACGAATATAATGCTCTGGAATTGGTTGAATATGGATTCGTTATTAAATTGCAAGTTAAAACAACTGACGATATCGGCTGAATTTGTGGGGTTGTATTACTTACCGCCGAAAATGTTGACATATATGGAAATGTTGCTGGATAACTTCCAGCCAAAAATCCAATCAAAGAACCGAATGTCGAAACGGCGTAATTTGCAATGGTTATTTGTGGTGTGGTTTGAACGGCGGGAACTACCCACGTTGCTCCTACTGGATACGTATATGTGGCGGGAAATGCGGCTGGCAATGGCGATAAATATTCGTTTAATTGGATTGCATAATATACTGGGTTCTCTTGTAGTTGGATTAAATAGACGAAATTGCCGTTTGATACTTGAATAAAATAATGTAAATTTCCAACTAATACGCTTTGAATAAATGCATTCAATGAAGCCACGTTGTAATGCCCATCTGGAATAACTACGTTATTTACTGTTCCGTCCACCCATATATATGAAAACGTGGAATTTTTATATAGTGATTGATTTATATTAAACCAAGAATAATAAAGACTGGCTTGCGCCAATGCAATTTCGTTATCTTTAAATGAAACACCCCCACCTTGGAATTGATATACTAATTTATTATTTCCATTGCCGTAGTTAGCGATATTTGTAGCATTCAAAATAAGAGTCGGCATATAATATACAAATATAATATTCCTAAACAGACAATTGGAAAAGTAATTCGTGGCCTTGATTTTTGGGTATTCGTCCTTCAGTCATAAATTTGATTATCAAATGCTTCAATTCTTTGACAATCGCTGGATTATCGTTTCCCGCGATAAACTCGCCTTTAACCAATTCAAAACGGTCTTCTTCGGCTTTATCATTTGGATTCTTTAATACTCGAATTTTAAATTTACCGTATAACCCACTTTGATTTATCAATTTGCTAAATAGTCGCTTCTCTGGCGCTTCTAATTTATTGAGATGGCGTTCGTTTATTTTACCAGTATCAACTAAATCCTCAATGAAATCGGTTAAATCATCAGATATTTTTTGAGAATTGAATGATGGAACTTCATTGCCATTTTGCAGATATTTCACTTTCAAAATGTTGTTGCCTAAATGTGGAATACTTATCATATATTTTCCAAATTCATAGTATTTCTTTGGCTCGGCTTCCAATGCGATTCCTCGTCCGACAAACCTGACGTGTCGGGGGTCAATTCGCTTTCGGTTTAAGCCATATCCAAATAAATCTTGCATATATTCGTTTGTTTGGTTTTGCGATTCTGCCATATCATTTCGCTTTGCTGCATATTGTGAGATTGGAATTTCTTCTTCCAGTGATTCTTGCGATGCTGGTCTTGCCATTGGTACATACCAATCCAATGAGTTTCCACGCTTAAGCGCAGGCTGTGGCACAGGCGGATTCCACGCGGCTATTTCGGCAATTAATAATTGTTCAAATTCTTTCTGCATAGCCACAGTTAATTTACTTCCTTTTGCTCGTCCATATTTGTCTCGCAGTTGTATTCTTAATCTTTTTTCAATGTTTGCAATATCGCTGGCGGATGGGCTTGAACCAGAAGACGGGCTTGCAGATACTACCCTATTTGCCAGAGTTGATTCTTTTTTTGCATTCGCTAACAATGTATCTACTGCAGCCACTGATTGTTTGGATACACCCTCCAATTCTTGCTCAAGTTCCTTAACAGATTCAGATACTGCAATTGATTGTTCTGCTAATGAGTTATAATTTCTTTCGAAGACCGCTTCTAAATCAACCAGTCTACCATTTAAATCTGCTTCAGTAGGCACATTTTGTAATAATCTTTCAAGACGGTCTAATATGGTTTGCGTTGCCAATGCTTCTCGTTCTGCACTCTTTTCTGATGCTTTACCTATCAAAGATGCAATGCCTTGTTGATTCTCTGATAGAGTGCTGGCATTTTGATTGGACAAAGTGTTGTAAGCCGCTGCTTGCGACATTAATCCTCGTCTTGTATTATGCATTACCAGTTCATTTGTATTAACTTGTTCCATAATATCCTGTGTTCCTTTACTAATCGAAGCGGCAAGTTGCGCTAAATCGTCTTTACTTGGTATTCCATTTTTGAGAATCGTTAACTTATCTGAAACGTGCTTTATCACTCGTTTCATTTCGGCTTGATTATTCATTCGTGCAAGCACGGATTGCTGGGCGATTCTCGCAATTAATAGTTGAAGCCTATCAATGGTATCACGCTGTGGAAGCGTATTAATTAATGCGGTTATATCGCCAAGCAGTTTATCATTTGTAATATATTTTGAAGTCCCGCCGCTTTCCTCATATGCTGCTCGGTAATGGTGCATATAATTAACAAACGTCGGAACAGTTAAAAACGCCTTGTTTTTTAATTCGGCAATAATATTTGGCGCTTCAGTTATCAATAATACTTTCATTGCGTGCGGCATCGTATTTATTAAAAACGTGCTTGGTTTGGCTCTCATCTCAAATTGCTCTTGCGTTTCAGCCCCAAGTGGGTCATACTGTGCTCTTGGCTTATCCGTGAATATTTTACTTAAAATACTCTGTGCTCTGCGATTCACCTCGCTTTCGTCGCCTAAAATTTCATCTGCGGTTCGTGGTGCGTCAGCAGTTGGCTCGTTGCCTAAAGCAATGTTTCGCAGCGAATCTTGGAATCCCTGTGAGTTTTTACTTTGAGCGCGTAAATAAGCCAAATGGCGTTGATATCCTTGTTCTTCGTCGTATTGAGTTCGCGGCTGATTAAATTGTGTTGCCATATAATATAATAATATTATTTTTTTCTTATTATATCTAAATTCTATCTTATATTCTACTGGATATATATTATTCAAATGCTAAATTCACATCTTCCCTGTTTTTCCCCTTTTTTCCTCTTTTCCGTTTTTTCCCTTTTTGAAATAGTTTTCTATGTGAAGTGAATTATATAATATACTTTAAAAAAAGGGGAAAAAACGGAAAAGAGGAAAAAAAAGGAAAAAATCGGCAATATACAAAAAACGCCCCCCGTGCATGAACTTTTTGTGCACTTATACACTTTCTTTAGTTTCTGTCTTTTTTTCCATTTCTATTTTGCTTTCTTCAAATTCCAACTGCACATTCCTGTGTATTTTTATACAACATAATTCGACGTTGTCGCATTTTGATTTACTGCATATTTTTACTAAACCAATAATAAGACTAATCAGATTTGCTGTTATTGAAATCCAAAATATGCCATTAAACGTTGCAGTATCCATATATTATATCACCATAGAATTTTGGCAATTAGCCATCCACGTGAACCTTCTTTATTAACCTCTCGCATATTGCGTATACGATATAACCGTCTTCGTTCGTTAGCATACTCTAAACCTCTGTCTTCAATATAATGGGGGTAGTCTTGTAGTTAATATCGCCCCCGCTTGTGATAAATTCACCGTTGTAAAAAATATCAATTTTATGGTTCTTATTTTTTGACGGTTCTATTTCAACTCCTAATTCTTTCGCTTTTTTAAATGAATATGGAAGTATTTCGTAAGCCATATATTATTACATTAGTTAAAATATCCTATTGACTGAAATATAACAGAAATTGATTGTGACTCCAGATATGGTTCCTGTATAATTTTGAATAAATCCTACTTGATATGTTGTGCCGCCCACCAACGGCACAATTGTATTAACCTCCATAACAATATTTGAAGTCGCCGAAGCAACTGAATATTGATAATTTTGAATTGTTCCTGGAACTATTGCTACTCCAACAGCAAATAAAAATAATTGTGCTGACGATAATATAGCACCAGAAGACTGTAAATTCACTCTAATATTGACTGAATATGCACCAGCATTAACGACTGTAAATTGACCCCAATTACCTGCTGGAAATGTGATACCAAATGCAGAAATATATTGAGTGGTTGCAACTGCATTATTTATATATGAAGTGTTGCCTGACCCTATTCCCACAGTTTGCGTATAATTATTCGTTCTAAAAGAACAAAGTCCGTATGCTGGTAATAAAACAGCGTCCGTCCAAGACGGAACACCAGTATTATTAGCAATCAATACTTGATTTTGAGTTCCCGCAAGTATGAATAATGTAGTTGAAGAAGCAGATTGATATGGTATTTGACCGACAGACCCCCCTATGATATTTACCGCATTACTACTTGCGCTCGCATTTTGCCAAGTTGGTGCTAAAGTCGTTCCAGCACTCGTCAATACTTGTCCCGCCGTTCCGTTTGCTAATTTAGCGGTTGTATTGGCTGCACTTTGATAAAGCACTTGACCGCCCAATCCATTTGCAATATTTGTAGAAGTAGAAGCCAATCCAGTAAAAGTTGTTGCGGATATATTATTAAGACCAGTTATGCTTTGATTGCTGCTAACATTCCCTGCAGTCAATACTTGGGCTATTGTTGGGGTTGCACCCGCCGACGAGGCATTCCAAGTAGGGGCTAATGTCCCACCGTTTGAGGTTAAAACATAGCCCGCAGTTCCGTTTGCCAGTTTTGCGGTTGTATTTACTGCAGATTGATATAATAATTGTCCGCCCAACCCACCAACAATATTTGTAGCATTTGCCGTAGCAACTGACGAACCCAGAAACTGATAAGGTTCAATTCCATTTGCGAATACATTTGCCGCTTCACTTACGATAAAACTTTGTGTATTTACTACCGAGCCAGAATTAGACCCCACCGTCATAAAATAATATGTTTCGGTATTTGCAAAAGCGCCTATTTGAGCGGTAGGATATCCACTTGCCATTTCAAGCGGAAATGGAGTATGTCCGTATCTCGTTGGGATAGGATAACTTGTATCTTGTTGCCAGTATGCAATATACGGCGTTCCAACGACTAATGGTGTTGCGCCAGTCCCACTCGTAATAAATGTTCGCCGACTATTAAAAAAGTTAGGAGCAGTTGCTGGTAAGGTATAAACATTCAAAAATGGTGTTGCGGTTGCAACATTTATCATAAAACAAAAATACCAACCTTTATAATCACCCAAAACCGAAGTAGGCGACCGCCCACCCATAGCCCAACTAATCGCAGACCCAGCGGTTGTATTTGTAAAACACCAACCGTCATAACCAGTATTTGATTGTGTTGTAGTAGGTATTTGTGGATACGAACTTCCACCCATAACTGCGGACGAATTTGACATTGTAATTGCGGGAAAATACAACGGTGGAGTATCCCAAGAGGGGGCTAAAGTAGTGCCATTTGTTTTAAGATATTTGCCAGCAGTT